TTCCAGGTACATAATTTGAAGAAACAATTGATATCTGTGTAGCAATTGACATGTCAGGTTCAATCGGCGACGAGCAAGCAAAAGACTTTTTGACAGAGATCAAAGGTATTATGCAAGAGTACAAGGACTTTAAAATTAAAGTGTGGTGCTTTGATACTAAAGTATACAACGAAGCAGACTTTGACGGATACAACATTGACGAGTTCGATGAGTACGAGCCAATGGGTGGTGGTGGAACTGAGTTTGATGCTAACTGGGAATACATGAAAGAAAATGATATTCAACCTAAAAAGTTTATCATGTTCACAGACGGTTATCCTTGGGGTAGCTGGGGCGACGAAAACTACTGTGATACAGTATTTGTAATCCACGGCAACAATACAATTGTTCCTCCCTTTGGTGAGTATGCTTACTACGAAGAAGTTAAGGAACTTGCGTAATGGCTTTAAAAAATGGTAAGCCCAATCCTCTAGATTATTTCAATCTACGCAGGGTTGAGTTTGCCTGCCCGCATTTCAAATACACTAGCATAGACAAATATAGTCCAACATTAGTCAAATCTGTCGACTTGTGGATCAAGAAGAATCTAAATAGTAGGTACTATGTAGGGCAGGGTATTGTACTAGATAATACCAATACAATAGTGTATAATACACGTATTGGTTTTGAATCAGAGAAAGAACTCAGTTTTTTCACAATTGCATGTCCTCTCCTACAGAGTAGATAATTATAATAGTACTTTAAGGAGAACTCTAAATGAGTGAAGAACAAAAACAGGCGGCGCCAGAAGCCCAAGCAGAACAGTCACAAGAGTTGACTATTAACGACTTGCAAGCAATGAAAGTCATTATTGATATTGCTAGCTCACGCGGCGCATTTAAGCCAAACGAAATGGTTGCTGTTGGTCAAACATACACCAAATTAGAATCATTTTTAGCCGTAGTTGCTAAACAAGCAGAAGCACAAAAAGCAGCCGCACCAGCACCAACAGGAGCTTAATATGGCCGAACTCAAACACGTGGCTCGTGTAAAAGCTACAAATAAAAAATGCTTAGTGGCTTATCGCACTTTGCCAGGTGATGCACATCATTGCCTAATTGTGCCAACAGAAAATATGCCAGACATTTACCACGACGCTATTATTAACTTAGTAGAAAGTGGTAGTGGTCAAGATTCATACGAATTTGCAGATGCATTGGATCGCAACCAATTTCCAGATGGCAGTAATATGCTACGCTGGTTACATGGCAATGGACGTCTAATTAAAGCACCAACTAGCAATATTGAAATGACTCCAAACACACAAGTTACTATCTTGTTAAGCGAGTTGAATCAAATCATTGCTGAACAACGTGGTGTTGCTATCGACGATTTATCACTTAAATCTGATACAAAAGAAAAGACAGAAGCACGCCGTATTGAAGATGTGGAAAACATTGACGAAGCTGTTAAAGTAGATGCCAAAGCTATGGCTACTGCTACTGCTACTGTGGAAGTTGCACAGCCTGCCGCCGATGCTACACCAGAAGATCAAGCAAAGTTTTTCCGTAGCCAAGCAGACAAGTTGAGTAAACAAGCTGCCGAGATGCGTCGTAAAGCCGAGGAGTTGGTTCCGACCAAAAAAGCTAAGTGACAAAAACGGGAAGACCTCTTCCCAAAGATGTTATAGAAAATTGGCCAGAAATATTCGGTGATGTAAGATTAAATGTAGTACCGTTAGGGTACTTGCATACCGTATTGGTCAATTTTAAAGATGGCAAGATTTGGGAAATCAAAATAACGCAGAAAGCTAAACGCGAAGGATGGGACGTCTTTGAACGAAACTTATCCGAGCTAGTTAAAAGCTACGAAGATAAAATTGATAATATCGATTTTAAACTAGATACACACCGCGTTAGAAAAGATATTGAACGTAGTACACAGAAATTTTTAAAGAAAAAGAAGTTATAAATGAATGTTAAACTCCTTAGCTACAGTCAGCCAACTAGCGAATTCTCCGACTCGGGAATTGATGACGTACAAGAACTCATTGCCTTCTGTGCAAGAGTCTCAAATCCAAGCAATCAACTCAATACAGAAACCTCCGAAAAACTTATCAAGTACCTCATTAGACACCAGCACTGGAGTCCTCTTGAAATGGTCTCAGCTTGCTTGGAAATTGTCACAACAAGAGACATTGCTAGACAAATTCTTAGACATAGAAGCTTCTCCTTTCAAGAGTTTTCCCAACGTTATGCTGACCCAACGGCAGAGCTTGATGATGCGTTTGTACTACGAGAGGCACGATTCCAGGATACCAAAAATAGACAGAACAGCGTAGAGCTAGACATGTCTGATGAAGCCCAAAAGCAACTTGCATACGAATGGGAACGTGCTCAAAAACGTGTATTGTTTTCAGTTAAACAAGAATATCAGTGGGCTATTAAGAATGGTATTGCTAAAGAACAAGCTCGTGCAGTACTACCAGAAGGACTTACAGTAAGTCGTTTGTACATGAATGGAACACTACGTAGTTGGATTCACTTTATTGAATTGCGTAGTGCCAACGGTACGCAGAAAGAGCATCAAGAAGTTGCTATTGCGTGTGCTAAAGTGATAGCTGAGATTTTTCCGCTAGCCAGCGAGCTTCTAGCCAAGTAAAATCATTTATCTTAGCAAGTGCCTCCGTATTGGAGGCATTTTTTTCTCCGTAATTTCTTCCAGTAAGTGCGCCCATATATGCATACGCACCATACGGAGCATGATCGTTTAATTGGCACCATACGGCTAATCTAGCTAACGATTCTTCATTGTTAATTACTGCTAGTTTACAACACTCTCTAAAGGCGCTACGCCAGGTACTAAATGCATCTGTATTAAATGCTGTGATATTACTTACTTCTTCCATGACTTTAAGTTTACTACTGATGTTAGTAGTCATATCTATAGTATTAGTAGCCATATTAATTGTAAGTTTCTTTGGCAATAGTTTAACTCCACCGTACCCATAAGTTAGGTTATTAATAGGATTACGACTATGCCAAACATGCACAACATCTAAGTCCCAGTCGGGTACATGATAATCAAATTTAAAAGAGTCTACTATAATTGCATCTGCATCTACTACCCAAAACATTTTAGTCATAGATTTTTTTGCGGCGGCAATGTGTGCTTGATGTATACCAGCAACTCCGTCGACACGTTTGGCTAACGGATAACTTTCTCGGAGTTTGGCAAAGTTTGCATCTGCATATAACTCGTTATAACTGATAAAGACTATATCGTACATTAATATTTCTTACGTACACTTCGCGGTGTTGGGCTATAAACTGTTTTAAAGAACTTGCTACCTGCAGAATCTAAGTTGGCAATTTCTAACTTAGATTTATCCCTAAGTTCTTGTGCTAAAAAGTTTATATATTTTGTCATCTCTTCTGGTTCTGCTTGGGCATGAGTCTCATTCCAAAATTCACTTAACCAATCAAAATCTCTAACATTAGCATAATCCCAATCAGTTAATAATGTCTTGTAAGCACCTTCTCTTGCACCAAGTATACTCCATATACCATTTTCAACATCTGCACCTACACTTGACCATATGAGCAATCTATGATAATTTTGCCACCAAATTTCGCTGGTGTTTGTTACACGGGCACCTTGCACTAGACACATTTTAACACCTTCTCGAAAACCTGCTCTCCATGCTTGCTCAGGTGTTGCGTTAGTAAAGCTCTCGCTGTAACATTCGTTAAATTGATAGTATCGTTGATCAAAGCAAAACTCAACCTTACCCTGTATATCATTAGGATTAGAATTCTCATGAGTTTTCATTTCGTTAACAAACTTACGTGTCCACAACTTTAGCCCGCCGTTGCCGTATTTTAATCCGTTAACATGAACATTACCTGCCCAACTAAACACATTTTCGTCAGTGAACTGTTTCCCGTCTACTTCAATTTCTACTTCTAAATACTTAGGATCGATAATGTTATCACCGTCCACTGTAGTAAAATATTCTGTTTCGCTTAACTTAGCACACGCCTTATGCGCGGCATCGCTACCTTTAACTCCGTGTACACGTTTAGCCCAAGGAACTTTTGCTAATAAATCTGCATAATTCTTTTCGGCATTTGGTTCGTTGTAACTGAGAAATATAATATCCTGTTCTATAATTTTAATTGTTTTCATTGACGATCCTTAATGTCTGGCTTTCAAAAATTAATCTAGAAGCAACAGACAATTTTCCTATATGATTTTCTATCTCACTGGTAAAGGGTATACCCACACATTTTTGCGAGAGCAATTCCTGAGAATCAATTACAATAGTTCTAATTAGAAAATCGTAATCGCTTTCTAAGATAATAAAAAATAAAATCTTTGCGCTATCTAGCTTAACATTCAACCGCCCCTTTGCAGTTGAAGATACAAAGAAGTTCCATTCTTTGTTTACGCCATGCCATTCTACAATAAGCTCAGGGTCTTTAACTTTATTTTCCGATATAACTTCAAGCATTGTATTTTTAAAACTGTATGCTTGCTCGACTACTGGGATTAATTTTAAAACAGTTTTATCTTCTGTTTTAATATGCCCTAGTAAGTAATCACTAAATTTTTCACGTCCAGTTACTAGTCGTTCATATGTATCAAAATCAACTTCTAAGTAATCTGTGTACAGGTTTATCTTCTCGTTTGTTACAGATAACAATTGGTTTGTAGCTGGGTCATAATACGCATAGTATTTGTCAGTTAGATGCACAGGTGGAGGAGGCATTTTTTTACGTGCCATTTGCTAGTTCCTCCAAACGATTAATTAAGTTATCATCTACAAAATTTTTATCTATGTAATGAAACAATTTTTCTTGTTTAATATTTCCAACAACAAATTCGCCTTTCTTGTTTAACACATAGTTTACAAAGTTTCTCCAACTTATAGGAGTAGTTGCCCAACCTTGAATTGCAGGTTTCATATGAATAAATTCTAACGGACTTAATACATCATCCTCAATTCCGTATATCTTGCTAGCCAATGCTACAGCTAAATCCATACTAACCCACTCTTGTGGATCCAACGGAGCAAACGTTCCTCTACAATATTCCCAATTGTTAATAACAAACTCTAACACTTTATAGAAATCGTGCGCATAATCTGATTGCTTAAAATAATGCAATGCATAGTATGGGTTATTTAAATTATTTGAAATGAATGTTTTGCGATGATAGGTGTCTTGTACAATTACATCTTTTTTATAATTACGAATTCTGTTACAAAATTTAATATCATAGTTTCCGCAATATTCCCACCACAAACTAATATCTGCCAGCATTAGCATATCAGCATCTAGAACAATAGTTTCAGTGTACGGGCTAGCATGATATAGCTTCCAACGATGCTCTGCTTTTAAAGCACTATCAACAGTTTCATCGAACCATGGAATTGGAATTATTTGGTCAAACACAGTTTGGTATTCGTCGGGCACTGGGCTATTTGTTACTATACTAACAGAGTTAATCTCCGGTTGGCTAAACTTGATACTTAATGCCAGTGCGTATGCCTGACGTACATAATCAACTGTATCAGTGTTTTGTGCAAATACTAAAAATCCTTTAGACACCAGAACCTCCGTTTACATATCGCAACAAACTCATTTTGTTAATAACATGTACATCCAACCCAGTAGTTTTTGATGCTGTATATTCTCCAAGAAAATTCTTTCGTTGGGTTAAAAATTTCATTTTATTTTCGTCTATATCAATTAGCACATCGGCATCAGTAATATAGGTCATTGTCCCCGGAAGTTCAATTGCAAAATCTCCCTGTGTCTTTCCATCCATAATATGTATTGCAATACTAAATGCAAAATCATTACGATATGTTGAAGAATCTATGTTATACAATAATCGGAAATAACTCCAGTTTGTTTTAATATAACTTACTAGGTTAAAAAATGCTTCCATAATTGTATTTTTTTGGAATACAAATACTGTAGCCCAATAAAAAGGAATACTGTACTGGTTTATTCTTTCAAAGTCACGTTCACGGTCAATAGCTAAATCAAAACTATTTTTATATATTTGAAAATCGTAATCGTTGTCAAGCGCCGATTTTAAAACTGTCGAACTAATAATATAATCGCTATCAATTACCAGTGTTCTATCGTAAGGTGTTAAATCGTACACGTTAGTACGAGCATGATTCTTCCAAGGAAGTACTTTTGATGTAACACTGCCATCAAAGAATTTTTTATTCTGCACAGGTGCAACAAAATCAATTTCTATAATTTGATCAAATCCATGATCAGGAAAAGATTTTAAAAGATAATCTTTTGTATCAGTTACAATACTTACAGGAATATCTAAATATTTTTTTATTCTAGAAGCCGCAAATATTGCTAATTTAATATAATCAATAGTAGAATTATTCTGTGCAAAAATTACTGCGCCAGTTGTCATAGTTCAACAATATCCGAAACTTTTCGTTTACTTTTAATTTCTGCATACTTGGCCGCATAGCTATTAGTGGCTTCGAAATAAATTAAAGTAATGTCATCAAAGAATTTTTGGACATCGTTAATTATTACTGGAAAATTATTAGAATCAAGAAATGCCACATCTTCTGTGTAGTCAAGATCTAGCATTGTCTTAGTAAAGTTAATCAGGTCTGGCCCGATCTTAAATGTTGCGCCGTTGATATAGTATATCAACTTTTGAGTGTATTCTTCTAATACTATTCTGCGTTGGTTTGACAATGTTGCCATATAATTGGCAACTGCAAACGCTTTTTCAATTCGTTCGTCCATAGATAACTCCGTAATGTATATAATACACTACAGTAATTATCTTGTCAATAGGTTAGGGGATTAAGGTCCTGACTGTGTAATGATCGGTAAAGCTACCGATACATTAGAACCAGTTGCGTAATAAGTTTGCACCAAGCTACTCAATGTACCTTCCACATATTCGTCAGTGCCCCATGGAGCATTTGGCTGACCTGATAAATCTTGGAATTGAATAGTAAATGTAATAATACCACCGGTGCCGTCAACTTGAGCTAAGATATCGTACTGGTTTGGACTATATGTAGGGCTAGCAGTAGCCTTGGTGAATATAGTCTGTGGACTAGTAGTCAGTTGATAAAAACCAACACTACCAGCAGTACTACCCGATCCAGTTGTACTTGTACTATTATAATTCATAGTAATAGTACCCATGTTGGCTAATATAGTTGCCCAATCATTACTTTTTGCCTGACTTCCGTCTGCTGGAATGTTTGTATTACTACCGCTAATTTGAATATTACTGCCTGAATTAAAGAAATATCTTGCTCCAGCATAGCTACCAAAGTTAAGACTAACTGTATGATTAAGTGTTCCATTCCAAGCGGCAGTTCTAGTACCATTTGCCAATGTGACCAGAGACGCTTGTCCAGCTGGTGGAGTAGCCAATGCGTTTGTTTGTACTAGTTGTGCGTATGCGTAGTATGCCGCACGGTCATATTCTCTAACAAGGATGCCTGTGCTTGGTGCTGTTAAATTTCCGCTTTCATTTGCACCAGTTTGATGCTGACGTGCTGCCAGCAAATCGTTTCGAAGTTGTTGCCATGTTAACGCAGTGATCTTAGCTCCCACTGCCGTTTGACTGCTAGTAACTGTTTGACCGTAACCGAGTGAGCCCGAGCCGGCACCCAACACAGTAGCAACTACCGATTGAATTGCATTATAGTCACTAGCAAGTATTCTTGTGCCTTGTCCAGCCATTTTTTATCCTTTGCTTCTTAAAGTATTACACATTCAACAAGTGTTTCGTCGGTGTTTGCGCAATCTTCTAAAGCTATTGCAAAACAACTGTTATTAGTAACATCGCCTCCTAGAAATCCTGGAATACTTGCGGCAAGTCCGTCACCATATGGAGCCAATTGGTCTCCTTTAGTGCATCCGCCTAATACTCTAACTGGAATACGTCCTTTAAGTGCAACATATTGTCCGCCTTTTAATTCGGAATTCATCATGTAACCAGGTGCTGTACTGATTGCACCAATTGCTTTATCACCCCTACCGGCTGCACAAATCTCTGCAGGACCGCCAACTTTTACAACTGTACCCGGGGTATATGTAAATGCAGGATCTGGTAAGTATTTTTCTGCCAAGTCAGCGTAGTAACTAGTTGTACTTGCGCCATTAAATGTATTAGCATTGACGTTGCCACTACCATCACGAGCTACAACTGTGCCCGGACTTGTCGATACGCTACCTGCAAAATTTACGCCGCCAATAACCAAATTATTAGCATTAGTAGCAGTACCATTAAATGTAGTTGCCCATACACTTGCCCATTGATAATTTTGAGTACCTAAATTACTTGTTGCAGTAGTACCAGGAATTACGTTTGCACCAACTAATTGTAACGGTGTAACTGTACTTGATGAAACTGTTGTTTGGAAAACAATAGTATCGTTGCTAGTATTTTGAATTGTAGGAGTGCTACTGTTATTATTGAACACACGCAAACGTGCAACAGGATTACCAACTGTATAACCTACGTCTGCAAAGTTAACTACTGTACTAAATGCCGCAGAGCCAGCTTGAACATAGCTACTAGCACTTAAACCGCCTAGTCGATCTGCGTTAGTTGCAGTTCCCCAGAATCTGTGGTTGCTAGATGTAACGCCAGGTGCGCCACTATTGTTTGTATAACATAGTGTAACACCTTGTTGAATTTGTGTAAATCCTGTAATTGGGTTTACTTGTCCGTCTAATGTAAATGCGCTATCTGGGCTGATAATAAAGATAACTTGGCCGTTATCAATAGCTTCAATTACGGTATGGCTTGTACCAAAGTTGTCTTTAAGGCTGGTACTCAACATCTGTGTTGTAGCAGAACCAGCAACAGCCTGTGGGCCAATCAATGTAAATGTAGTGCCGTTCCATGCAAATAGCTGGCTTGTAACTGTATCAAACCAGAAATCGCCAGTAGTTAAACCACTTGGTGCTGTTGGGCCAATTTCTGCTCCACCTGTTGTACGGAATTTTCCACCGTCCCAGAACTTTAACTTACTTGATGCACTATCAAACCAAATTTGACCAGTTAAAGGGTTAGCAGGAGATGTTGAATTTGCAAAATTTTCTAGTAGGTAGACGAAATTTTCGTTCTGAATTGCGCCATACCCAGCGTAATTTTTGCCCACTAACTTTAAATCAGTAGTTGCATCAACAGTACCGTCCGCGACTGTTACGAGTAGCGTCCCGTTGTATTTGTTAATTGTATATGCCATTGCTCCTGTTTCCTTATGCTTGAGTATTTATCATTATTTTAGCTCTTATTACCATGTACTTAGAGACGCTCGACGCCATGTATTTGCGGCTGTACACACATACACATAGTTCGAATCCCATGTAATTTGACCGGCAGCACCGGTGCTAGTGGCGCTTGAAGGTGTATAACTACTAGTTATATTCAATGCAGATCCAGAAATTGCGCCGGTTGCTGTGATAGTTAGTGTTGATTTGATTGCTCCAGCTACATCTAATGCGGCTGTTGGAGTACCTTTAAAGATACCCATAAATTTGTTTTGTGCGCTAACATAGATAGCTGACGATAATCCAGTTGAACTTAGTGTAGCTACTTCAAAATTCTGATTTGCAGTGTTTGATTTAATCTGGAATGTTGTGGTGGAAGCATTAATTTCATTATTACTTCCAGCGCCTAGTACTAGTGCTGGTATAAGTGCTGTATTTTGAATAGTCAAAGTACCGTTAGAAATTGTGGAATTTCCACTAGTTGCCACAAAACTATCCGCTGAATACAATGTAAATCCATCTGCTCCTAACAAATTGGCTGCTGTTAACACTGGAACATTAAACTGTACTCCTGAGTAGCTACTTACATTAAATCCAATACCAACACTGCCAGCATACCCGCTAATTGGCGTGGCAGGCGTAAATGCTTCGGAAGCAAATACACCTAATCAATAACT